GCCACGCCTTCCAAGGCGTGGCCGCTCTGCTGGGTAGTTAGATGATCTTGGCCTTATGGTGCCGGTTAAACCCCGGCAGCTCACTGCTATTTACTAGCATAGCTATAAGACATCTGCTGCTCTTGCCGACAAACGACGGCAATACCCTCCGGGTTACCCCGGGTGTAGCTGTCTCTCCTGGCTTCCAAGCCTCACTGCGTATATCTCTGGTGTTCATATGACGAATAGACGTGACTACTACCGGTCGGTTACTGGGTACGGGACTGACCACTTGAGTGGTTCGACCCGCGCTATCAGTAATTCGTTCGGTGCAGCTCGCGTCGCTACGGACTATGAACGTCGGAAGAGGCCAAAGGGCATCATGCCCCCGACCAATTACGCCGTGGAGGAGAGATCGTGGAGCAGAGCCCAAGGGCTCTACATCGTCGATGTAGCCGGTGTGGGAAGGGTTCAAGAGTCTACGGGATTCCATGAAGATTTTGGGAATCCCGATTCGGATCTCTTTGAACTCCAAGCATACTGTGGCTGCCCGACGGGCTACCCCGGCAGCGTGCTCAATAGGGCTGTACAGCGTCTGCGCCTCAAAATAAAGGATCAATCCTTTAATGCGGCTCAGGCGTATGCAGAGCGTGAGCAAACTGCTGGACTCATTGCTGGTACGTTCACTCGTATTGCTCAGAGTGCGCGGGATATTCGTCACGGCCGTTTCAAGAAGGCATTGAGCCGTCTTGGAGTTGGCCGAGGTGCGAATCCGCGTAACATGACCGATGCGATCCTGGCGTTTCAGTACGGAGTAAAACCTCTTGTCTCCGATGTATACGGGGCCATAGACGCGCTTGATAAACGCGATCGTAAGGATTGGTATATCCATGCGAAGGTGAAAGTGACTGAGAGCTATCCGATGTTCTGGAACCGTAACAATGTTGATGCTTATGGCCGCGAAACTTTCGTGGCTACGGGCAAAACCATCTACGGCGCTAGTGCGTCAGCAGTTCTCTGTCCAGCGAACTCGGCCCTTATCACGGCCTCTTCGCTGGGTCTTACTAATCCCGTTAATCTAGCTTGGGAGTTACTCCCATTTTCCTTCGTCGCTGACTGGGCCCTACCTATTGGAGATTATCTCAATAGCTGGGACGCCATGATCGGCTGGGAAGTGCTAAGATACAGTCAGACAAAGTACACGAAAGTGTCGGCTGACTGGGTTTACGGGTCAGGCAGTACTGGCGGTTGGATCTGGTGGCAGAACAATTGTAGAGAGTTCTTCCGCCGGGTCTACGTCGAACGTACCTGCTTTGATACGGTGCCCTTTGCTGCTTTCCCTAAAGTAAAGAGTCCCTTTAGTAAGCAACATGCCCTTAATGCTGTAGCCCTTCTGGGTTCAGCATTTAAGGGGGTCAAATAACCTCAACCACGAAGGATGGCATAATATGCCTGCAATCGCAGCCCTCACCATCAATGATGGTGCGGCAACTCCCGTAGCTCACACCTTCTCCGTCAGTGGTACGACGGGATCGAAGGCAACTTGGCTCGACAAAGTCTCGGGTATCCCGGTGGGTTATTCCCGCCTGGAGCACGAGGTTCGAGAAGCCAAGTCGGCCACCGGCGCTCATCGTGTTGTGGTCAGCTTCTCGCTGCCCACTCTCGCGACGGTCGACGGTGTCCAAGTACGGGTTCGTGTGAGTTCAGCGCAGCTAGCCCTGAATTTCGCCCAGGACTCGACACTACAGGAGCGAAAGGACATGGTGGCTTACGTCATCAATGCCCTGAGTGATTCCACTGTCAAGCCCTCGCTCTACAACATCGAGGGTTTCTATTAACCTCGAGGTCTAAAGTGAAGGCAAGAAGTGGTTTCACTCAATCGCTCATCGATGCCCCTATGGGGCTCTTTACCATGAGGATCTTCCTATGGCTTCTCAGTGTCGCCGCAGCCCTAGGGCTGCTCTCGTTGCTTGTGCTCCGTCCCTCGCTCGTATTCACGAGCGAATCGCAGCCGCACTCGGTATCGCAGACACCGCAGAACTTCGCGGTAGCTACGGACAACCGGGGGCAGGCTGTTTGCGTTCTTCCTGCCACACCCGTGGAGAATTAGATGAGGCTCTTAGTGAGGGCCCTACAGATCGTTACTATGATCTTATCAGGGCTTTCGCTATACCTTATCTCTCTGAGGAGTGGCTGAGTAAGCTGGACGATGGCCTTAGTAATAAGGCCAAAGCCTCAGCCGCTTGGGAACGCTTTGATTTGGCGGAGATCTCATGTCTGAACACTAACCAGCGTCTTGCTACGTGGAGATCATCTCCGTTCGTAGACGAGCTTTCGCTCGCCCGAAAACTAGTAGCTAAGGTCCTGGGACGGTTCGACTGGGATCAGGCAGCGAGTTCCTTTGGGTTCGGTCCAGGTGCTACCACCAGACTCACCCGCCGCAAGGCGGATGCTGCCCACAAATATAGCGGTAATCCGCACTCAACGATCGGTAACGCGATCCTCGCGAACACTGTTTTACAGTGGTCTCCGGCTTGGTCCCGTACATTGGACCTATTGCCTGAGAGTGAGGGCGTCGGGTACGTGAAAATCGTACCTGGCAATCGTGTTGTGACAGTTCCGAAGAACTATAAGACTGATCGTGTGATAGCCATCGAACCCGATATGAATATTTACATTCAGCTTGGGCTCGGCAACTACATACGTAAGAGGCTCGCACGCAAAGCGGGCGTCAACTTGAACGACCAAACAGTAAACCAGGGAGCGGCCCATCTCGGGTCATTCTCTGGTGGTCTTGCTACAGTCGATCTAAGTATGGCCAGTGATACAGTATCACTGTCCATTGTTGAACTCTTAGTCAGTCCCCAGTGGTTGGAGGCACTTGGGCAGTGCCGCTCACCATTTGGAGTTCTTCCTTCCGGTAAGAAGGTACTATATCGGAAGTTTTCCTCTATGGGGAACGGTTATACGTTCGAGCTCGAGTCCCTGATATTTTGGGCTCTCGCCAAAGCGTATTATACGCTCCATGGAGGAGGGGATGAACGTGTCTACGTGTATGGAGACGATCTTGTCGTTCCATCACGTCGAGTGGACGGCTTCCTGGACCTTCTATCGTATTCGGGTTTCACTCCGAACGAGAAGAAGACCCATATAAGCGGCCCATTCCGTGAGAGTTGTGGTAAACACTACTATCACGGCACGGACATCACGCCGTTCTACGTCAAGCGTGCACCTAAGACGCTTCTCGATTTATTTAAGATCCATAACCAAGTTTGGCGGTACATCGATAGATGTGCCGTCTGGCTTGGGAGGGATCGAATCGAAGCTCTTCAGGGTGTGTGCTCATGGTTGCGCGGATTTGCACCCGCGCGCTGGCGTAAACCTACCTTAGTAGACGGCATTGGGGACGGAGGCTTCGTCGGTTACTTTGACGAAGTCCTTCCCTCTCGTGCCAAGCTCGGTTGGGACGGCTACGTTTTCCGTAGCTTTGTCACAACGCCCGTTCTCGATTCGTCTCACGACGGGAGCGGGTTGCTTGTTAAGGTGCTGAAGAGTCTTGAGAAATCAGGCTCTCAGTGCCCCGTGCAGGCCGCCCTGGCTGGTTTTGAACCGTCAGGGGCTTCGGTGGGTGTGTACCCTACTGTGGGTACGCGGCCAAGAGAGAAGAGGATTTTCATTCCGTCCTCTGAACTCCGGAAACTGTCCACCGGCCTTTT